GGGGACATGTTCTCCTTGCCGAAGCGATCGCGGACTTGGTGGACCTTGTACGAGAACTCGCGGGCGAAGGTGTTGACCTGCAGGCGGTCCGATTGCGCCACGTAGAACTCGCCGAGCGAGGGATTAAAGCAGCGGATCACGGACTCGTAGTCGTCGTAGATCAACATCGCGGCTGTGCCAAACACTACGAGGTCGAGGTACATGACAGCGAGGGCGTTGTAGAAGTTCGACTCGGCCATCACCAGCAACATACGGCGGGCGACCTCGTCGAGCCACTGCCGGACTTCACTATTCGCCTCATCATCGAAGCCGTTGATGCGTAGCTTGAACCACGGACGTGAGGGTGACGTAACGCCGTTCATCATCCCTGACGCTAACGTACGTGCGGCGTGGGTGCCAGTGCCGTCGAGGATGAAGGGGTTCTTCACATTGCGAACGCGTCGCTCAACGTCGGAGAGGAGCCACGTGTATCGACGTGGGAGGTAGAAATCGGCGAGTTCCCGCCACAGCTGCCAATGCGGATACCGCTCGTGCTGTAGAGCGGACAGCTGCGCCTTCAGCTTATTGTGGAGTTCTTCGCCGATATCCATTATGCACCACCGATCAGCGAACCGCGCTGAGTTTTTGCTTTCCGCGTGAGCCCGGTCGAGGACCCACTGGCGATCATTGAGCTATAGCCTGCGGACGTTTGCATTCCCGAGTCGATAACGCTAGCGTCCGCTCGGGTGGGAGTTGTGGGTGGGGGCGGCGGCTTCTTCGGCTTCGGCGGGTTGAAGATGGCGGACATTTATTTGGGCTCCTTTCTGAAGGTGGCGGCAGGGACGGTGGTGGGCTGACGAAGCATCCGATTAAGGGTGAGCATCGGATTATTACGGGCCTGGTTATTATAGATGTCGGTGAGGAAATCAGCGGCGTGAGGGTTGAACGTCCTGCGGCGGTGATCTTCACTCAGCTTCATCTCGGTCATGTAGCGTTCTTTTTGCTTTGGCTCACGCACATCACGGACGTTCTTCGACTGCCGGCGGCCGGAGACTTTCACGCGTAAATCCTCTCGCGGTCGAACGGGTTGTAGTCCTCGCCTACGGTGGGCTTTTCCGCTGGTACGTCGCGGTTCGCCTGGAACACTGGAAACGCGAACGTACATGCGAGGGCGTCCGCTACGTTCGGCGACGCTACGCCACGCTTACGCATTTCCTTCTTCGACTCGAGCTGGATAGCTTCCGCGCCGTTCATGCCGAAGTTGGGGCCGACCAGTTCGTCAATCAGCGTAACTTTATCGCCCGTAGCCATGCGTGGGATCGAACCGCCCCGCAGCCACTCGCGCATGGCGCCCCATATCTCTGCCCGCTTGTTCGCGTACTTCGCGCCGTCGTCAGGGTTAGTGCCGTCCATGCCCGAGCCGAAATCGACCTCCATGACGGGGATGCGAAGCTGACGCAAGCGGTCAACGACACCGCCGCCAACGCCGCCCGAGTCTACCATCACGACTGTGGCGTGAAGTCGAAGGAAAGTTGCTGCGACTCGGGAAGCGGTGACCATGGTGCTTGAGCCGAAGAGGAGTTCAGGGGGCCAGCTTTTAGCATCCCTTCCTTTCCGAGGGTAAATGACGGAGGGGTCATCGCCGAAACGCCCAACGTCCACTCCAATGACGATGTTCCCTTGTTGGGGTTCGATTTCACGATCAGTAGCCTCCACACATAGTTCGTACGGAATGAAGCTCTCGGCGTCGATGCGGGGGAAGATACCGCGAACGCGGATGCGAACGAAGTCATGGTCCTCGCCGTAATCGGAAATCCACTCGGCGATTTGGGCCTTGTCCGTTATGGACACCTCGCGCGAGTCAACGGCCTTCGCGTTCCAGCGATGGGCGAACTTACCGCCCGAAAACGCATCACGGAAGCGGCCCTTGTTCTTCGTAGGGTTGCCGAATACGGCCCATATGATTTGAGTGTTCTTGTCCGTAAGCGCGCCCTCGGCCACTTCCCAAATCATGTCTGGAATAGCGGAGGCCTCGTCGAAGATCAGCAGGATGCGCTTGCCTTGATTATGCAGTCCGGCGAACGCTTCCGTATTCCGCTCAGACCACGGAACCATGTCCATGCGCCACGTACGCTCGTGCTCGGGATCGTTCGAGAACAGGGCCGTGGCGGTCATTTTGAACATCTCGCGGGTGATGCACATGCGGTACCACTTGGCGACCTGGACCCATGTTTTAGTTTTCAGCTGTGTTTCGGTGTTAGCGGTGACGACGCCCACGGTGTCCTCAAGCGTGGACATTGCCCACAGGATAAGCCACGCGACGAGGGCTGACTTACCCACGCCGTGGCCTGACGTACGGGCGAGGCGGATGGCGCCTTCGAGCGTAAGCAGGCCGTTACCAAGGTCCTGAAGGATTTCAACCTGCCACGGCTCGGGGCCGCTGAATTGTTCCAACTCGCCCGGTTCGCCCCAAGGGAAGGCCCAAAGGACGAAGCCGAGCGGATCGGAACTGAACGAGGCGAGGGCCTCGATGAACTCGTCGTTCATTCGGCGGCCTCGATGACGTTGGCGGTAAGCTCGATCGTACGGGCAGCGATGCGCTTACGAGCCTCCTCAAGCCGGTTCGCTAGGTTCACGTTGATGTTCGTGTCCACTGTGGACTTCGGACCGTGGCCCGTACGATCAGCGCCCATCTTCGTGATCTCGAGGAGCTGGTCTGTTTTGAGCTTCTCCGGCTCCTCTTCCATGCGGTCACGGATGATAAGGGCTGCGTCCAACGACATGCCCGCAAGGGTCTCGTGAAGGTTCGCGTACGCCTTATCCACGTCCTCCTTGTAGAAGGCGATGAGTTCCTGGAACGCCGGATCGCCCTTCAAGATGCTAACGCGCGACAGGTCGTAGCCGCTAACGGCCGCAGCGTCGGCCTCGCGCATACCGCTAGCGATGTTCCGCGCCAAGGCATGATGCCGCTCACGCAGCCGCACGACGGCCTTGGGCTTCACGCCCTTCTCCGTCCCGAGCAGCGCCACGTCAGCGCCGGTCAACTCGCGCGCCACTTGGGCATGGAGTTCTACCGGCGCTCGGCCCCTCGTCCTAACTATGTCCAGCGGTATCGTCATGCCTTCTTATACGTGGAAACACGCCGCCGCGCAAGGTATGGTCATTCACCTCCTTGATATGGCTTTTGCACACGGGGAATAATACATATCAACACTCATTCAACAACTTATCCCGGCAAGCAATTGCTAAGGATAGGATGGTAAATGAGACTTCTATTCGGCCTTTTGGAGTTCGTACTCTTACCCGGTACCGATTGTTATGCCAAGATATGTTGTGGGGGAGACCATCCTGCTTGGTGTTGTGTTTACTGGAAGTGTTTCTCGCGTTCTGAGCATGAGTCCGGTCTAATAGGTTAGCCTTGCGATTATCAGCTCGATTGCGATTATCGTGGTCTATTATACCGTTAGGAAGCTTGCCGTAAAGCATGACCCAAATAATACGGTGAGCGTAATAAGTGCTACCATTGTAAGTAACCCTTACATAGCCTTCCTTATCAATCCACCCTAACGGAGTTGAACATTTACGCCCTCTCCTTCTTTCATTCGCCCAGAGCCGCCCCGTCTCCTCATCGTAGCGAAATTCCTTTAGCAGCGCTTCTTGTTTCAACATAGCTTTCTCCTTACCCCCCAGATCATACGTTACCCCCACCACCGAGTCAATCCTCGGTTTGAAAAGCCATACATTGTCCGCTGTTTTATATAATTTGCGCAGGACTAGGTAGGGGGGGTACACCGGGGGGCCTTCGCCGAACCCCTCGCGCCTGCACATGCAAAGTGGTGGGGGTGGGGGTCGAGCCGCGTGGTATTTGTGCCACACTCCACATGGCGCATGGTGTGGCAGCACGGCAACACGTTGACGCATGGCTGACGCAAACAACGCAATATTATTGCTCAAATAAGTGTTGCATCACAGGTGGCATGGTGTATTGTGTGAATACCGGATTGATCCGGCCTGGGCAATCATGCCCCACATGGAGAGACTAAAATGGCACACACTGTTGCACGTGTTTTCACGAAGCGCGAAACCGAGAAGAGCGCATGGAGCGGCCGCATTGGCGCAGCCACTCTGGCGATATCGGACAAGGGCAAATGGACGTTGAACGATAAGGAGCTTGGCGCGGAAAGCGTCGAATATCTGATGAACTTCAGCCTCCAGTCCCTGCAGGACGCATATGCCGGAGCGGACGACTTGGCCGAGGCAACGGCGAACTTTGAAAAGAAGCTCGCCGCGATACAGGAAGGCACGATCGGCCAGCGTTCGTCAGGTGGCGTGGACGAGGAAACACGGGTTGGCCGGAAGGTGGCGCTTAACGCTTTGATCGTGAAGTACGGCAAAGACGCGGCGCAGGTCAAAGACGCCACGGACGAGTCGCTCGATGCGATTGTGGCGAAGAACGCCGATGCATTCGCCCCGGTCATCGCGGCGGAGATGGATCGGTTGGCCGAACAGCGGAAAGCGAAAGCGGCGATTGCCAAGCAGGTTGGCGCGTTGGATATCTAATCAGCCGCATTTCAACGCAATACAATGGGGCAGCCTTCGGGTTGCCCCTTTTCGTTTGAGTTCTGATATGTATCTTCATACGTGCCCGTACGGCGCGATTTGACGCGGCGGGCATGGTCATACCGGCCAACCCCCAAACACGCGTTGGCGACCCGTTCTACCCCCCGTAGAATTGATTTTAAATCGTATCCATTCGCGGTTTTCCACACAGCCAGTCGATGTATGCAAATATTTCCTCAAGTCGCCTTCAATAACCCTTACATGCTCTCTTCAAAACGCTGACCATGGCGAGTTCGCGTTTCGACTCGACACATGGCCATGCGTGGCGTCGCAATCGCCATATCGTTCAGCCTCGGTATGGCTATTCCCCACGGGGGAAAGACCATACATTCAACTGGCTCGCCAATCCGTCAATCGTGCTCAAGGCCGTTTTCTTTTGTGTTTCAAGTATTTTTTTTTTTTTAATCAACTGATCTAAAAGTGGGCAATAACTCGCGAGGAAAGACCATACATTGAAACTCCTCGATATGTATTTTGGCCGACCGGACACGGGTATGTGTCGAGTTCTCTCGCCGACTCGCCATGGTCAGGATAATGAGCGCAGCAATGAAGGGTTTTGTAAGACGAATTGAGGAAATATTGGGGCGCATGTCCCGATGTTGTCTCATGTTGTCTTGGTGTTGTGCGCCATATCATCCCTCGGTAACGGCATTGCCATGGCCGAACAGGTTTGTTATAATGGGGCATGGTGGCGGTTTTCCGTGGTCATTCGGGCATTGCGTCCCGAGTTCTTTGAATATAAATGGCAAAAAACACCTCGACGCGGGCAACCGTGGCAGACCTTCCCGCGAAATGAAACAGGGTTTCGGCCCTGTCCCGTGTATGATCGGGCAATACACGGCTGAATGATTTGCCCGTTGGGAAGATGGAAAATGGAAAAGATTGATAACACTGAACATGATATGGATACCGTGACCGAGACCATTTTCGGCGCGACAAAGACAGTAATTGACATTTGCAAGGGCGATGCCGGTTTCATGCGGCCCTCGGGCGGCATTGAATTGGTCCGCTGTGCGAATGCCGCGTTGAACAAGGTCGAAGAAATCGACGGCGTTCAGGAAATGATCCTTGAAGATGATTTCCAGTTGAAAGCATCCGTGTTCGGCCAGGTTCTTATGGTCCACCTGCCCACGCCAGACCAGATGATGACCCTCGATGATAAGCAGTTTTACATGGCGGTTGCAGCGCACATGGGACCGGACTGGTTAGACCAGCTTCGGCGCGTTGCGGCCTTCATGATTAAGGTTGAGGGGTTCAATTGACATGAACCAGCTTTTCCACATCGGCCTCGACGTTATCGAGGCATTGAAAGACGGTGATGTGGAAAAGTAACCAAAAAGCCCGGCGCTCCTCGTGAGTGACCGGGCCGTTTGGCTGCCAGCCCCTGCGTGGGGCGTGACTAACCTATGCCTGACGGCATTTGACGGGAGGTGATTTGAATGCGCGGGACCAGTTAAAGCCCGCTAACGTGGCGAAACAGGGGCGAGCGAATACCGTCCC